ACTTTGAGAGCCTGCTAATTGTAGAACTGCATCTTTGTATCCTAGTTCTTCCCAAGCTCTCAAAAGATAAATAAGCCCCTTATCTGGACCAATTTGTCCAAGATATCCGACAGTAAATGTTGTAGGATATTTGCTTGGGCGCATGGAATCACATCCATGAGGAACTACATCTATTTGATTGGTACATCCAAAACCTTCCATAACAGATTTACTGTGGTAAGAAGGGCAGATAATTTTATCTGAAATTTTATAAGAGTGTAAATATTTAGCAAAAAGTTCTGGATCAGTTAAATGTGGCAATTCATAATTCATGCCATACATTGTAAATTCTTCTTTGCTCAATTTAACATCATGAGCAGCTGCTGTGTAGGTTATTTTTACACCAGCATCCTTGAGTTTTTGAGCAAATTTCGGAAATGTTCCAGAATAAAAATGTGCTAATTTAACACCAGTCAAATCAATTTCTGGGATTGCATTTTCGGTTGCGAAAGGGTCTTGTTGAGGTGGTGGATTTACGACAGTAACTGGACCAACTTGAGCAAGAGCTTCAAGTTCATGTTTAGTTACATGACCTCCACCAGTCTCAACGCCAATACGATCTGCGGTTACGTACAGTAACATTACCAACCACCTGTTTCGACAGCTTCCTTACAAAGATTCTCATATTGAGCAATCATTCTGTTGTAGCTGAATTGTGATGCCCATTCTCTGCAATTATTTCGGTTCAAACTGGAAACCGCATCGCTCTTGATAAGTTCTTCAATTTCTGCTTCGCTCTTAACCAAGAATCCTGTTTCGCCATGCTTTACAGTTTCACGCATTGCGCCATTATCCCATGCAATTACGGGCATTCCACATAGCTGTGCTTCAACTGGTGCCAAGCCAAACGGTTCTCTGAAAATTTTATTAGGATGAAGCAAAGCTTTATTGGAATTAAACCAAGCTGCACACTCAGACCTGTTTTGAGGCCCAACATAACGAAGTCTAGGGTTAAGAGCACATGCACTCTTCAATTCAAGTGCTAGTTGTGGTTCACCAGTAAACTTGTCATCGCCAACCATATCAAGTCCAACACCACATTTAATTGCAGATTGTTGTGCAATTTGAGGACCCTTGATAGTACTCATGCGTGCCAAGAACAAATATCTGTCGTTACGCTTTTTGCCTTCATTTTTGTAGAAATCTACATCAACGCCATTGTATGCAACCCTTGCTTCTCTTTTGAGATGCTCTCTACAGCCATTAGCCTGATCTTCACTGATACAAACCAAACAAGGCTTTTCAATTGGAGGAGGAGAGTTATACATGGTATTGACAGGTGCATGGAGCACGCCAAGTACAGGAGCCTTAAGAACCCCCTCTACTTTAAGCATATAAGCCCACTTTTCCCAACTATGATCGATTACAACATCAAAATTAGGAAGCTTGGCCCAATAGCCGCTGTATGCTTGTTTTTCGCCTTCGCCTAAAGTGGTGCCATGTAAAATTGCATCAGTTTTTGACTCTTTGGGAGCAACCAACATAACTTCATGTCCTTTGGCCTTTAGACCATTGGCACAAAGCCAGCTAACCATTTCCAATCCGGCATAACCAGAAGGAGGACAAGAAATAACAGTAGTAGAAATTACACAGATTTTCACAGCTTAAGCTCCAAAGGTTTGAGTTGACCGCCAAAACTTTCCGAGAAACCAACATGGCGGCACTTAACGCTGGTATCACAAAATACCTTCATGCCATTCTTGCGAAGATGGCGAATATAGGTAAAGTCTTCAGAAGTTCTTTCATTTGAAGGAAGATCTGGTTTATCACATCTCCATTCAAACCATCTGCAGTCCTTGCTGACTGGTGGTATATTTTCCAATGTATCTCTGTGAATTAACAAACATCCAGATCCAACAAGGTCGCACTCAACCATGCTATTGTCTTGATATTGTGTAATCCAATCATATCCAGACTTATCTTCTTTTTCTTTTAGCATTACAGGAACTAGCGGTGTAGCTCTTCTGTAATAAAGACCGCTAACAATAGGTAGCTTGTGTGCCATGAGACGATAAATAGTATCTGGAGGCACTAAAAGATCATCATCCAAAAAGAATAGCCATTCCCAACCTAATTCAAGCAATTTCTGACATCCTGTATTTCTAGCATGATCAAATGGCATGCCTGAAACAAAGGTATAAGTGCCGGGAATCTGAAGATTCCTGAAATTCATTGCCCAAGTTGTTGTAACTAATTCTCTGGTTAGAGTGCAAACTAAAACTCTATTTTGATTTATGATTTCCCAAGATCCAGCCATTGACGAACCTTTTCTATAAAGAGATTTATATCCTAAACTAGTATAGTCGGAATTATTGTATACAAAAATAAAATAATAATCAAATTCTTGCTAAATATTTTATTAAGGATTTTTAGTAGTAAAAAAATTAAAGGTTTATGTATGTAATTTTATACATATTTTATAACCTTTATTACTTGTTTAATTTGTAAATTTAGGAGAATGTATGTCGGATTTAAATCAGTGGCAGGCAGCACAGAATATAAAAATAGTTGGCCAAAGCGGCGCAGCAGTTGTCACTGACATTATTTCTGGCAATCCACAAGGACTTGTTGTACGCAATATTCCGACAAGTGGACTTGTTCAACCAGTAGCAGAAACACCTGAATCTTCAAACTATTTTGCTCCAACCTCTTACAACAGTAGTGATTACGAAAGTTTTGGAGTGGCAAAAACTAGCGCAGGAAATCTTTTTGGTTTTTGCGGATATAACGCAAGCGAACAATATATGTTTTTGCAAATGCACAATACTGACGTAGTTCCTCAGAGCGGATCTAGTCCAACAGTAATATTAAGTTGTCCTCCCTGCAACAACTTCTTCTGGGATGGAGGCAAGTTTGGAATTTATTTTTCCAGCGGTTTAACATGGACTGCCAGCACTACTGGTAATATTTATGGACCACAAACAGTATATAGTGGTAGTGTTTGGGTGAACGTTTTTTATAAATAATAGGATATAAAAATGGCAGTAACCTCAATGAATTGCGGCTTTCAAATAATTCTTTCCAGTGGCTCTATACAGTCTGGACAGATTGGAAATGCTGCCGTAAATAGCGGAAATATCGCCTCAGGACAAATTGGTGCCGATCATTTAGCTAGCGGACTCTTAGGCTCTTTAAGCCTATCTTCCGGTGTAATTACAAGTGGACTAATTGGAAATGCAGCAGTTGTAAGTGGCAGTATTGGTAGCGGCCAAATTGGCGGCTTCCATGTGCAGAGCGGCTTTATTTATCCGGGCAGCAATGTATCAATTACAGTAGATGGGAACAATAATTATCAAATTAACGCCACCGTTAGCGGTGGTGTTGCTGTTAACCCTTTAACATTTGCTAGTGGTTTAGCATTAAACAGCGGAAGCTTCTTTGACGGCTCTGTTTCCATGGTTGCTGGAATAGCTTCTGGTGGAATAGTAAGTAGCATGATAGCCGATGGAGCTATTGTTTCTGAAAAGCTGTCTAGCGGTAGCGTTACCACTTCTGCTTTGGCGAGCGGGTCTGTTACTTTAGATATTTTAGCAAGTGGAGTACAGTCCTCTTTCAGCTTAGCATCTGGAAGTGTGCAGAGTGGAACAATTGCACCAAATGCTGTAACAAGTGGCGCAGTTGGTTCGGGAGCAGTCGGAGGATTCGATATAGTCAGCGGCTTAGTATATGCCGGTGCTAACATCGTAGTTACTATAGATGGCAATAACAAATATCAAGTAAGTGCTACTCCAAGTGGCAGCTTGTCTGTGTTGCCTTTAACAGTTGGCAGTGGTCTTAGATTAGCTAGCGGTACCTTTTATGATGGCTCAACTCCGATGGCTATCGGATTGGCAAGCGGTGGAGTTGGAAGCGGAACTATTGCAAATAACGCTGTAGTTAGCGGCAGTATCGCTTCTGGTCAAATTACTACAGACCATTTTGCTAGTGGCGTTTTGCAAAACATTCTTTTGTCTTCTGGTGATGTAACAAGTGGTTTTCTTGGTGACAATTCTGTTGTTAGTGGTTCGGTTGCTAGCGGTCAATTAGGATATGTTCATTTAAACAGTGGATTTGTTTTTAACGCCGATCTTTTAGTTTCTTTGAATAGCGGGAAAACTTTTGGAAGATATACAAACGGTACAGTCGTTCCTGCATCTGGTCTTTCCCCACTACAGGTTATAGAACTTGCTTTAAACGAACCGCTGTCGCCAACAATTAATTTATCCAGTCCTACAAATATTCAGTTCTTCCAAACAAGCATCAATAATGTATTAAATGGTTCATATGCCGT